AGGCTTATAATATCAAAAATACAGCGTTAAATTACGAGGCGGTGAAGAAATCTGACTACCGGATGAACCGAAAAAACCGAAAAATCATATTTGAGGACTTGCAAAAGTCTGTTATGTAGGTGTTTATAAGAAATTTAAGTGTAAATGTTTAAAAGTGGTGCATTTACGTTCATAATAACGAATGGTATGGTTGTACAACAAGTTGTAAAGATAGAATACTCGCTACTTCAATGGATTAACCGGGGAAGGGCGGGAGATGTTTTCGTGGAAGTTGAATTTTTACCGGGGAAAGATTGGCAACCGTTCCCTTTTACCCCGGGAACGGGACAATTGATCGAGAAGGCGGCACTTTCAGAGGCGGGAGTATCTTACAAGACAGAGGTGAAATGTAACGTGACAACGGATAATCCAACCATGTTGTCAGGGTTTTCTGTGCTTGAGCGTGCGGATGTCGTGATCCGGGTAATGTATAATTCGGGAGAGTGGAAAGTGATCGGTATCCCTGGGAACACGGTAAAAACGTCGGCAGAGTTGGAAGTGGCTAAAAGTGGATTGTTCAAGGTTAGTTTTCAATGTGATTCCATTTATCGTGCTCGTTTCTTGAAGGCTTAAAGTCCTTTAAATATTTCGTGTATGCATCTATCTTTCGTAAAAAAGAAAGATGTATCCATATTTAATATCACAGATTTTAAAGGGGGTATGGTTCCTGCGTCCGGAAGATGCCATCGCCGGACACGTGATTGTCAATAATATATTGACGGGAGCTTATAGTGATGAAAAATTTACCAAAACTCTTTCCGAGATAACGCCGATACAACAATTATCCCACGAAGGTGAAAGCTCGTATGATAAATCCCCGAAAGGGAGTACGGCGATTATTTCGGTAAAGGGTACGATGATAAAATACGGAACCTTTTGTTCATACGGTGCGGATGAGATTGCCATGCAGATCGAGGAGGCAGCTCTACACGAGAATATTTCTTCTATCGTTTTGGATATAGATTCGGGTGGAGGGGCGTGTAACGCTGTTTCCCCGTTATGCAAGGCAATTGCTACCGCGAAGGCAAAGGGGAAACCTGTTGTTGCCTCCTGCGATGTCGCGGCTAGTGCGGCTTACTGGATCGCTTGTAATTGTGACCGGATCGTGGCGGATAATGACGTGAGTTCGGCGTTCGGGTCAATTGGCGTGATGTGTAGTTTTTCAGACTTGAAACCATTCTACGAGAAGATGGGTGTGAAATTTCACGAGATTTACGCTGACCAGAGCGAGAATAAAAACGAGGCGTTTCGCCTTGCGTTGGAGGGAGACTACACGAAAATTCGTCAGGAGAGCTTGAACCCGATGGCTCTCCGGTTCCAGGAGGAAGTGAAAGAGAAACGGAAATGTTTAAAACTGGATACTCCGGGGATTCTTTCGGGAAAAATGTTTTATGCCCGTGAAGCTGTTGCCGTGGGGTTGATTGACGAGATCGGGACTCTGGGACGTGCCGTCGAGGTGGCGAAGGAATTGGAAGAGATGAATCTTATTAATAAATACATTAATTCGTGATATATGTTTGACAAACTGTTAGCGGCGGTAATGAGCCGATTGGGGATTACGTCTTTCGAGAAGAAAGACGGGAAATACGCTTTGACCGAGGAACAGAGAAAGACCTTGGTTAAAATGTATAACGAGGATTTCGTGAATAAGTTTGAGAAGGACTTATCCGGGATGAGTGATGATCATGGCCTAGGGAATGCTCTGGATTACAAGAATAAGTTAGAGTCGTTGCAGGCTGAATATGACGCGTTCAAGCGAAATGCGGAGGAAAAAGAGCGTAATTTGACCGAACTTGTGGACACGTTGTCTGAGTATCCGGAGCAGGATAAAAAGATGGAGAAAACTCAAGCGAGTGATCGGGGTAATTTTAAATTGAACATGGATTTTCTGCATAATAAAGTGTTGGAAAACTTCGTGAACGGGGATGGGTTGATGGTGAACGCTGCCGATACGATCGAGACGGATGAGTTGAGAGAGGAGTTTGGGAAGTACGTCGCTAACGTGAAGTACGACATTATCACGTTGTTGTTCGGTAAATTGCAGGCAACGCAGTACATGACAACCAAAATGACGGAAAAAACGGTTTGGCGGGCGATCCAGTCGCACATCAGCGATTTGATGCAAAAATTCACCCCGTACTGGACTCCTTCCGGTCAATCCAAGTTTACCCCGATCGAGATTCCGAATCACAAACACAAGATCAACGTGCCGATCAAGCCCGCGGAGATCATGGAGGACGTGATCGGTTATCTTTACGATGAAGGCTTGCAACCGAAGGATATGCCTATCGTGAAGTATATTATCGAGGTGCTATTGAAACCGAAAATTGAAGAGGAACGTGACGAGCAAATAGCCGTGGGCGTGTACGATGAGAACAAAAATTCCGGAAAGAAAGACGGGGATGCGGGAGACGTGTTCGGTTCGATAGATGGGTATATTACCGTGTTGAAGAGAATCCACGCGGATGAGTCGTTGAACATGATTCGTCTATTGAAAGATGTGGTGTTGACCCGTGAGAATATTTACGATAAGTTTGACGAGATTTACCGGGAGATTCCGAAAAAGTACCGCACGAAGGCCCTTCCTATTTTCATTGATCCGGATTTATTGAATCTCTACGAGCTTGCTCGTGATGATAAGTTCCCGACTTCAAAGAACGAGGACGAGAAAAAGAAACGTTTGCAACACACGAATTTCACGTTTATCCCGCTGGATGGAATGGTTGGAACGGGTTGTTTCTTTATCACCCCGAAAGAGAATTTCATTCACTTGTTGTCTAAAAACAAGGGAGCGACGAAGATTTGGTTGCAGGGTGAAAACTACGATGTCAAGATTTTTGCTGAATGGTGGGAGGCTGTTGGATTTGCCATTGCAGAGTTGTTGTTTGGTTACGTTCCTCCTGTTGAATCCGGTTCTGATTCAGAAACGGGATCAGGTTCTGGCTCAGAAGAGGGACAAACGGTTTAACTTCTAAAATAGTAATTTTATGGTAGGATATTCTCCGGTTAGTGTACCGAAAAAAAGTAATGGTGGGCGCACCAAACCGAAAAAGGCGAAATTGATCCTTTTCCGGTTGAATGATGTTAAAACATTCCCGACTCCGGATGAGAAAGGGGTATTGATTAAAGAAAATTTAGTCCTCCAAACGGGAGCGAAGGCGTTTTTCCTTGAAACGACAGCTTCCACGATCAGCGTGGGGCAGACTTCCGAGGGCGATCCTGACAACAAGGGATTCAAGCAGAAAATTGAATTTAGCCGTCCCGGATCGGATGACGTGGAATTCGAGGAGTTCATGGAAAACAACGTGAACGAGGATTTGTGTTGTATTATTGAATACCAGTTATCCGGTAAAAAGAAATTAGCTGGGTATCCCGGTAATCCTTTACAGCTAACGACTGAAAGTACGGATAATAACGAGGGAGACGTGAATAAGGTCACTTTGGAGTCCGTGCTTCGTGGGTCTCGAATTTACTTCTACGAGGGGGATATGCCCGTGATTGATGGTGTTGACGAACCGACAGGATCGGGTGGCTCTGAATCCGTGTAGATTTGAATTTTTGTTTATGTTTTCCCGTGGCTCCGGTCACGGGATTTTTTTTTCTTTTGATGGATAATAAAAATATTATCACAAACACTTGTAACGTGATAACAAAAATATTATCTTTGTAATGTCATTAAGAAAAGAGCTCTTAAAATGACTGATGACAAAGGTCTAAATGACCAGGTAGAAGAACTCCGTAAGGAGTTAGAAGCTGATCTTCTCTTCTATCTCCGTATGTACAAGGAACTCTCACAGAGAGGGAAGCGTATGAAAGCGGTGCTTGACAAGGAAATTAAGGAGATTGAAGATCGACTTAAAAAACTTGGATAGCAAAACAGGAAAGCCGCCCGGATTCGTCCGGGTGGCAATTCTTAAATTTTAAATTAGAGGCTATGAACGAGAAAGAGATGTTGAAAAAGATGAAAGAAGATTTCCGGAAGTTGAAAACGGAAGAAGAGCGGGAAAAGTTTGTCAAGGAATCAGGCGATAGGCTGGACAAGATGACGGACAAGGAAATGGAGCGTTTGACGGATGCCGTGGAGGCCGACTTGAAGGAAATGAAAGTTCGGGTTGATGAAATTTTAGTCCGAGAAAAGATGGAGGCTATATTGCCTATGATTTCTGTATCGTATCTTGCAAAACATTATTTCGGGAAATCGAGTTCGTGGTTGTATCAACGAATTAACGGGAATAAAGTACACGGAAAGCCGGCTAAGTTCACGGCACAGGAATTAGAAAAATTGAGGTTTGCTTTGAAGGAAATAAGTCAAAGTATAGCGGGAATAGTGTTGTGAAAGTCGTGATGTAATCTTTTTATTGAAGAAATTAATGATATATTTCTTCCGGGCCTGCGAGTTACAGAAAGTGATGTCGTAAATAATAATTCTCATTTTTAGAAATGGAAACTGTATTTACTTGGATAGGAAGTATTGTATTACCTGTGATTGCGATAGTAATTGCTATTTGTTCTTCACGCCAAACCTCGAAAGATGCAACACGTCAGATAGAGAGTATTAAACAGTTAGCTGAAAATCAAATAGATTTAATACGTGTACAATTAGATACAGTGGAAAGTATTAAACGGTTGGCTGAAAATCAAATTGAAACGACACTTCTACAAATCGAGGTTGAAATTCAAAAGAATATACTTCTAGCGCGACAGGCTCGTGAAGAATGGCAAAAAATTAGAGATTTGAATAACTCGCAGTTGGGAGGAGACGAAAGCTATAGAAATCTTAGGAAACGTGAGATTATGGAAGAAAGACCTCAAGAGCAAGAAAAGTTTTATAATGCATGTATTCGAAGTTTGAATGAAAGCAGTGGTAAAATAACTAAGCTTAAAGAAAAATTGAAATAGTTTTTTGTTTTGGAATTGGGCGGTACTGGTGACGGTGCCGCTTTCTTTGTCCTTTAAGTGCAATTGCAAATGTATCAATTTTAAGATTATGAATTACTTAAAATTGGATGTATGGCAAAGAAAACTACAACAACGAAAGAGAATCCGGTGGAGGAAAAATCTATTGATATAACCCCGGAGATGGAAGAATTAAAAAAGCAAGTGGATGGATTGAAGTTGGAGAATGAAGAATTGACGAAAGCAACTAAAGAGTGGAAGGAGAAATACGAGGAATTACTTGCAGAAGAACCGGAGTTCACTCCTGAGCCTTACTTGGTCGTGATCCCGTTCAAGGCAGGCGAGGCACAGGGAAATGAATTAATGCTGGCCATTCGGGGGTGGATGAAACATTTTAAAGAACAATTTAGAATCGTGGTTGTGGGTGACGTGGAAGATTTGGAATTGCCGGGTTTGGAAGGCGGTTGTTTGGAGATCATGGTGATTCCTCACGAGTGCAAAACGGACAATCCTCCACTTGATATTGTTTCGAAATTATTGTCTGTCGTGGAAGAATGTCCGGAGGTTGAAAATATCATCCTCACGAACGATGATATTTACCCGGTAAATGATTTTGATGTTACCGAGGTGAAGATGTTGAAGGCTGATGGCTTGTTGACTTCGAATAAAAAATGTGGGGATTTGTACGCCTTGAACCGGGGCAAAACGTTGAAAATGTTGCAGGAAAAGAAATTGCCCGTGTTTGACTACGGTTCTCACTTACCCATGTTTTTCGAGGTGGAAAAACTTTTAGACGTGATCGAGAAGTATGATTTGAAGAAAGAAGCGATGTTGCTTAGTTCGTTGTATTTTAATACCGTGTTCCCTGGTAGAATCCCGATGATGCTTGATATGTCAAGGGATCATCTCAAGGTGATCGTGGGACGCAAGAACGCGAACTTGAGACTTTTGCGGGAATATATACCTAAGAAAGTGTTTGTTAATAATTCGGTTTCCGGGTGGAGCGAGGATTTGGAAAAGATCATTTCTGAATTTGTATGAAAGAGGAAATCGTGGCATGGTTGAAAAGTGGGTGCAATCTCGGAAAGGGGGTTGCACTCTACTTGCAATACGGGGATAATGCACGTTTTAAAAAGATGTTGCGCCTCGATCCTGGAAAAAACTTTTTAAAATTAAAGTTGTTGCTTTGCCGTTTGGCCGGGTTGGAGGAAACGAATTATTCCGGGGCGATCCGGGAGATGGAACGGGATCGGTTCCGGGAGATGTATTCTTTTTTGTCAGATCGGGATTGCCCGAACGAGCTCAAAATATTGGCGGCAGATAAGATTACAACGTACTGGCGGATCGTTGAGTTACACGAGAAGATATTTCGTTGTGGTTCCGTGGAAGATTGTTTGGCCGTGTCTTTCGAGCTGGTGAACACGTTCATAGAGGATTATCGCATTAAACAGGAGTTGGATTATTACAAGAATCATCACGGGGTTCTGGGTAAACACCGGATATTCGAATCACAAAGTCGTGTTGATAAAATGCGGAAAATGTCCGTGAAAGAGTTAATCCGGAAGGAAAAACAATTGCGGGACAACATTTGGCGTATTAAATCAGAGATCGCGAAGGGAGATAAACCGTATTTATTGCATGATCGGGAGCAACGTTTGAAAGAAAGGGAAAAGGAGTTGGAACTCGTAACCCGGATGTTGGATGAATAGTTTGTTTTCTCTCTCGGAATTGGGAAATCGTGAAGTGGAACATGGCACGGGGCGGGATGTCGGTAAAAGCCGGGTTGTGAAGTTTGAAAAGATACATTCTGCGAAGATAGAGAACATTAAAAATCTCTGCGGACAATTGCCCGCTCCCGGGGAGATCGTCTTTCTATGGACGTGTAATAGCTTTAACGCTTTCACTTTTATTCCTTACGTGATCAAGTATTCCGGGATGATAGAAGAGTTGTGTATAAGCACCTATTCGATTAATACCCGGATCGTGGAGTCTTTGGCAAAATGGTATGATAAAGGAAACGTGAGATCAATATTGCTTTACGTGTCGGAAAGTTTACGGTTCCGAATGCCTGCCGTGGTGGATTTGTTGGAAGCGAAGGCGAGAGATCGGGAAATCTCGATCGTGTACGCTTGGAATCACTCGAAGGTGCAATTGATCAAAAGCAATGGGAATTATTTCGTGGTGGAGGGTTCGGGTAATTTCTCGGAAAATGCCGCTAATGAACAATATATTTTTTTGAATAATGAGTATGTCTACAAATTTAGGAAAGGATGTTTTGACACTTCCCGATGATAAATACGAGGAGTTGGAACGATTGTCCGCTTTGGGGTATTCCGAGGCGGATATGGCGATGTATTTTGATGTGCCGGGGGATGATTTTTCAAGGGCGGCACTCGATCCGGAAAGCAAGATAAATTATCATATCCGGCGTGGGGTGTTAATGAGTGGGGCGTTGGAACAAATGGGATTGCTTTCTGACGCGGAAAAAGGAAACGTTCAGGCGATACAAATGCTGTACAAGGTACGTTACAGGCGGCAGTTCGAGGTGGCGAAACGGGAAATACTGTATAATCTTGATATTGACGAGAAAGTATTTCAACGGTTGGAAAATTATATTGAATCCGGGTCACTGGGTAATTTGAAACCGGATGAAGCCATCTATATCGAGTTGCTCACGATGATGAACGCCATGCGTCGGAAATACGGGAGAGCGAAGACGATAAAATTCTTCTGTAAGCCTCCGTTTTCGTTTTCCTATGCCCAATCGAGGGATATGTTCGAGCAGGCGATAAATTTGTTTTACGTGGATTCAAAAGTTGAGAAAAAGGCCCTTCGAAACTTGAAAGCGGAACAATTGGAGGAGGCCGCTGAAATGGTGCGGGAGATGGCAACGAAACCGGAAGATTTCGAGGTGTACGGGAAGTTGATGAAATTGTCAGCGGAAATCCGTCAACTGAATTTACCTGATCCCCCGGAAATGCCTAAAGGAACATTTGATCGTCCTTACAAGGTTTACACGCTTGATCCGGCGTTGATCGGTATAAATAAACCGGATCGTAACGAGCTGGCCCGGCAAATAGATTCGATTGTCGGGGCAACGGAAGCCGAGAAAGAGAAAGCGAAACGGGATGCGGGGATTGTTGATGTTATACCTTTTGATGAGATGTTAGATGAGTACGAAGAAGAAATTAAATCTGAAAAGCAATAAAGTCGCTTTAATGTTTTCGAACTGGCTTGCCCAGCTCGTGGCGTTGATCAAGCCTCGTAACCTGTTCCTCGTGATCGGTCGAGGTGGAGGAAAGACAAATGATTTCCTGACAGAACGGTTGATGGATATGGTGTACGATATGCCGGGGGCCCCGGTGGCTCTCGTGTCGGATACCTACATGAACTTGCAAAAGAATATATTGCACGTGATCCTTGACGGGTTGGAACGCAAAGGATGGATGGAAGGGGTTCATTACGTGATCGAGAAGGAACCGCCGGAGGTGACGGAAGAAATGCTAAAAGCGTGTCCGGAAGAATTTAGGGAACACTTGTGGAAGCCTTATAACCGGATTCTCTCGTACAAGCACAAAATTATATTCTTTACCGGGTTTAATATCACGTTGGTTAGTCTGGATCGCCCTTCAGCCGCCGCGGGTAATTCTTACGTGCATATCATCGGGGACGAGGTGAAATTTTTCCCGGAGGCAAAAATTGCGAAGCTGACGAAGGCTCTCCGGGGATATTACGTGAAGTACGGGGATAGCGTTTATTACCGGGGGCAGACGTTTACAACGGATATGCCGAACATTAATAATGTCGGGGAATACGATTGGATTTTGAAACAAGCCTCCCGGATGAAAAAGGAGAGCATCATGAATATTTTGAAGGTGGCTTTCGTGATGAACGAGGTGACGGAGGAATTGATCGTGGCGAAGGAGGGAGGTGATCCGGTGGAGATAAAGAATAAACAACGGCTTTATGATCGCTGGAAACAACGTTATGACGCGGTACGGTTGAAATCCACGTTCTTTTATATCGCCTCTTCTTACATTAACGCTGATATTTTACGCCCGGAGTATTTCGAGGATGAATTCGAGGGTAATTTGGAAGACGTGTTGACTGCTATATTATCCACGAAACCGAGGTTGGCGGCGGGAAACAAATTCTATGCGGCCGTGACCTCGATGAACTTCTACGGGGATGGAACGTCTTCCAAGTACGCGGCAGAGTTTGGGATTCGTGACGAGGAAGATTGTCGGATATTGAAGTACTTGCGGAAAGATGAACCGATCGAGATCGGGATTGATTTCGGGAACATGATTTCTATCTCGATAGGACAGGAACAGGGGAAGGATTACAGGGTTCTTAAAACATTATACACGTTACCCCCGGAGTGGATTCGTGAGGCCGCGGATAAATTCTTGCGTTATTTTACTTGTCACGATTGTAAGAAAGTTTCGATGTTCTATGATCGCGCGGGGAATCAATACGAGAAGGTGAAACAGGATTTGGCGGGTAAGTTGAAACAGGCTATCGAGAAGGATAGAAATGGGAAGAGGACGGGATGGACGGTGACGCTGGAATCAAGGAATCAGGGAACGATTTATACCTGGGATGAGTATGATTTCATGATGGAATTATTCTCCGGCAAGAACCCGAATTTACCTAACGTGTTAATTGATATGTACCATGCCAAGCCGTTGAAATGCTCGTTGGAGATAACTCCGACCAAGATCGTTGAATTTAAAGGTAAGAAGAGGATCAGCAAGGATAAACGTTCGGAAAAACTCCCCGCTCATCGTTTGCCTTATGAATCAACGAACTTCTCGGATTCATTTAAATATTTGATGATGAGAAAGAAGTGGGTTAAACATACCAAGGTGAAGTCTAGTAATGTATCGTTGAGTGCGGGGTGATCCTGCACTCTTTTCCTTGAGGTGTCAAGGTAAAAGACGGTTAGATTTTTTTGAAAGTTAGCTGTAAAGTTTAAGCGGTTGCCCGCGGCGGGAGAAGAGTGTAAAAAGTTGTGTTAAAGTGTGTAATCATATTTCATTGGGTAGGTAAGGATTTGCAATCGTGAATCAAGAAGGGGGCGGTCGGGGTTCAATCGGTTCAGAATTTCCGTGAAAAACGGAAATTTGAGCCTAATGTTTTGATTATTAGCGTGTAATTTATAATGATTCTAAAAAATACCTCGAAAGATGGCCTGTAAAGGATAAATATTGGCTTTTTGAGGTTTGAAGATAAAAAATAATTTTACTCGGTTACACGTGTTATTTGTAAACGTGTATTCGTGTGATTGAATGTAAGTGGCTGTTTCGTATTGTGTTACTGTCTTGGAAGGTCTTGTTTTGTAGCGGGAAAGTTTGTAACTTTATGGTACAGAAAGAGAAAAAGAAGTGATCAACCCGCCAGTCGATCACTTCGTAATTCAAAGATGAATGTTTAACTATAAAATCTTTAAATCATGAACAAAAATACAACAATTATCGAGAGAAGAAAAGAATTAATCGAAGTTTCTAAAATGGCAAAGGCCATGAGAGCCGCGGAAGAAATAGACGGAACGATTAATTACGTGTTATTGAATTATATATATAAAACTGAAAACGCTAACGAGTTCAAAACATTCGAGGAGTGGCAAAAGGAAGGGTTTGGTGTGCGTAAAGGGGCGAAAGCGTTCGTGGCGTGGGGAAAGCCGAGAGAGAAAAAAACGGATCGTGGGGACGTGGTAAAATATTACCCGATCACTTATTTGTTTTCGGATTTACAGGTTTACAAGAGAAAAAAAGAAATAGGAGTTAAGGAGGCGGGGATCAAGTATGAGAATTTTGTTGGTGAAATAAAAGTTTCTTATAAACGACATTCAAGCCCAGTTAGAACACGGGTAAACGGTGCAAGTCAAGTCAGCGAGGTATTGAGAGAGGTTTGGAATGATGATCTTGATTACAGGGAATCCTTTTACGTGTTGGCAATGAATAATCAGTGTGATATACTGGGATACGCGGAACTTTTTAAAGGTGGTGTGTCTTCCACGATTGTAGATGAAAGGATGGTGTTTCAGTTACTTTTGAACGTGAACGCGACGGGGTTTATCGTGGCGCATAATCATCCGAGCGGTACACTTCGTCCGAGTAATCCCGATCGAGAATTGACAAAAAAACTTTCGGCTTGTGGTAAGCTGTTTAATATAGGACTTATGGATCATTTAATACTGGCGGGAGATTCTTATTATTCTTTCGCGGAAAACGGGGAAATTTAAGCCGTTAAAATCTTCTTTTCGTGAGGCTCTTTTTCCTGAAACGGGGGGAAGGGCTTTTTTGTGGTGGGGCTACTTTTTATTATTCCGAAGCCATAACAAAAAGTAGCAAAAACTAGGCTTCCCCCACGCTTTGAGCCGTTGGAAATGGATTTTTTTGTCCTTTATCCCGTGATATTCACGGGGTATTTTTATATCATGAAATTGTATGAAGCTATAAAAAAGATGCGCCAGTTGACGGCGGAAGGAAAGTCTTTCTCGATGGCCTTCATGAGCCTGAATATGTCGGAGATGAAATCCGAGGGGGTAGTGGAGGTCGAGAATGCCCGTTTACGTAAGAAAGCGGATGCAACAACTTATCGAAATGCTGATTTCTTGATTCCTTACATGGATTTGGATAAAGGGGAGGCCAGACAATTTTACCTCCCTCTTTTGATGATGTTTAACGGTGAAAAAATTACGATACGATGAAAAACGTGAAGATAAACAGGGTAGGCAATACCCGGTTCGTGAACATTCCGGGGGTTGGAGTGGGAATGTATTCGGGGATGGGCGGAACCTTCTCTGCCGGGAATCTCTCGAAAACTTGGGAGGTTGAACCGGAGATTGTTTCGGGGAAAGAGGTGGTTCCTTATGGAGTGGATAATAATCTCCCTTCTTTTGTCCGGGATATGTTGGATGAAAATAATTTGGCTCCCGGTATCCTGGAGCGGGAAAAAGGGTTGTTATATGGTCAAGGGCCGGAACTTTACAAGAAAGTTTACGAGAACGGGGAGGTGATCCGGGAGTGGGGACGTGATGCTAAAATATGGGAATGGTTGGAGTCGTGGGATTATCTTCGTTACATAGAGATGGCGATTACCGAATACAAGTATTTGCACGGTTATTTCGTGAAACATTTCCCGACACGGGGGAAAAGAATCGGTAAAGAGGCCAAAATTGCCCGTTTGGAGGTGATCCCCGGTGTAAATGCACGTTTGGGGTGGGTGGATAGTAGGAAACTAGAAGACGTGAGGGAAATATACGTGGGGGATTTTGAAAATAATTGTATATCGGGAATTGCAACGTACCCGGTGTATGATAAGAATGATCCGTTTCGAGCTGTTTCGATTTCATATCACAATAGTTATTCCTATGCCCGGTCTTTGTATTCCATTCCTTCATTTTGGGGGTCTCGTAACTGGATCATGCGTTCGTCAGACGTTCCACAGGTGTTGAAGTATATCACGGAAAATTCGATAAACGTGGCGTTTCATATTGAATCACCGGCCGAGTATTGGGATATACAAAAGGATAAGATCGAGCAACGATGTACCCGGATCGGGATCGAGTATAATGATGAGATGTTGGAAGAGCATAAAGATGAAGTGCTGCGTTCGTTAGCAAATGCCTTGTCAGGAAAGAAAAATGTGGGAAAGTTCTTTCATACTATATCTCTGAAAGATGATGAAGGGAAAATTTGGGAATGGAAGATTACCCCGATTGATCAGAAGATAAAAGATTTTATCGAGGCCCAGATACGGGTAAGCGAGAAGGCGGATAGTGCAACCACTTCGGGGATTGGATTACACCCGGCGTTATCAAATATCATGGTGGATGGTAAATTATCATCGGGTTCAGAAATGCTGTACGCCTTGAAATTGTACCTGGCATCAGACACCACGATCCCGGAGGAAATTATTTTGCAGGCATTGAATGAAACGATTCGTTTAAACTTCCCCGGGACCCCGTGGAGGGTTGGTTTCTACCATAAGATTGTACTCCGGGAGGAAGATGTTGCACCAAAAGATAGAGTAAAACAGAATGTGTGATGAAGATATTATTTGAAAATATAGAGGAATTTCGGGCGTGTGTACCTTGGTTGTATGCCACGGCCAAATTAGATTCGTTCATGTTGGATATAGAACTGGCAACGGAAGATTTGATCGAAGTGTTGGGAGAGGAGATTTATGAACGAGTGTTGAAGGCGTATAATGACGGGGAACAACAAGAGTTTGACGTGGAATTGATTCGTCGTTTCCAGCTCCCGATAGCGTTAAACGCTTATTTGTCATGGTCACGGAATCAGGATGTTTCTCATGAAGAGGACGGGCGTAAGGTAAAGATTGACAAGGAATCGGAGAGCCTGCCGTGGCAATGGATGTTGGATCGGGATGACGCGGGTATCAGGGATAAGGCCGGGAAAGCGGTTGATCGCCTGATCGCTTTCCTGGATAAAAATGTCGAGTCCATCGTGGAGTGGAAGGAATCGGATCAGCGTAAGGATATGAGATCGTTATTCGTGAGTAACGCTACCGAGTTTGATAACGTGATCCCGATAGATAGGAGTCGTTATTTCTTTTTGCGGGTGTTACCGTTTGTTCGTTCCGTGGATCGGGATATGGTAAAATATATCGGGAAGGAACGTTACGATGCAATAAAGGATTCGATGCGAACGGGTACGCCTTCCGGGGAACAGGAACGGGTGATCGAGTTGTGCCGGGAAGTGGTTCCTCATTTGGTTATGGCGAAAGCCGTGCGTCGCTTTTCCGTGAAAGTGTTACCGGATTCCGTGGTTACTCGTTTTGATTCGGAACGGCAGACAAGAGACGCGAGTTTGCCGGCTTCACGGGATTTAATCGGGATCATGGAAAATGTTTATACCGGGGATGCTCAACGGGGTATCGTGGAATTACAAGATTATATAAAAGAGATCACCCCGGGGGATGGGACCGCGTACGTGAGAAAGAAAACGGATTATAATCAAGAAAAATTTTTCACGGTATGAACGTGATCGAGATTCCGGAAATCGGGAAGAAAGTTTCTTATCCTTCTTGCTGGGAGGACTTGAACCGGGAACAATTATTGTTTATTATCCGGCAGGGATTACGTTTGATCGCGGGAGAAACGAGCGTGTTGGAGTTTAAAGTGTTGGTGTTTTATCATCTTGCCGGGATCAAGCGAGGAAGGAAACATAACAGGCGAGATAAGTTCTTGACAAGGGAAGAGTATGAACAGAAGTACGGGAATATCGTGTTAGCGGCAGAAACCGTGTCGTTCATGTTTGCCGAGATGGATGGCGAGCTGGTATTCAATTTTGATTGCGTGACTAATTTATTGCCTACCGTTCGAATCGGGCGTAAGGTTTTTCATGGTCCGGACACGGCATTGTTTAATATTACTTTCGGGGAATACCAGGTGGCGGATGATTATTATCGTAAATACATGGAAAGCAAAGATGAAAGTGATTTGAATGCTTTGTGCGCGGTATTATATCGTCCCGCTCGATCGGGGGGTGAATCGGGTGATATCCGGGAAGAGTTTAACCCCCACGTTTGTTTGAAACGAGCGGGGAAATTTCAAAAATTGAGTTTTGAAGAACGATTCGTGATCCTGTCGTGGTTCTCGGCCTGTGATCATTACTTTAAATCAGGTGAGATTGAAATTGACTGGCGTTTGATCTCGCTGGCTCCTTTGTTTAAACAGGCGAGTGATTCGGGAGAGGAAGATAATTCCGAGGGATTGGGATTGACGGGAATATTGCTTGGGGTCGCTGAAAACGGGGTGTTTGGAACGGTTGAAGAGGTGAAACGGACAAACTTGTATTCGGTTTTGTTGCGTTTGTATTTATGGTATTTGGATAATAAACGTTTAGAAAAGATGTACGCTAATGGTAAATCTAAGTGAATATAAAGATTATTGTACTGATCTATTGAAGTTGATCAGGGCTGATGAACTCGTCATGGTGGTACAGGAGGAGCATTTGAAAAAGAGGTTAAGAGACGAGACGGGAGTGATCATGGTGGCGGTCTACCCGACAATCGGTAGCACGGGAAACGAGGATAACATGGGAGATAACAACACGATCCTTTTGTTCGTGTTAGAATATGCCGGGAAGGCTTCCGTGTCACGGGATAACGAGTTCGAGAGTTATGAACGTTTACAGGGGTTGGCCGGGAAAATTCGGGATAAATTAATCGAGGATTCGGATGCGGGGCATAGTTTGTTACGGAATCTTGACCGGGCTTCCATCGAGATCGAACCGGAGTGGAATATTGCCGGGGCGTATAACGGTTGGTCGATAGCGTTTAGTTTTGGGAATTAGAGCGGGAATTTTCCCCGCTTTTTTTGTTTTTACTGTTATCTTCTACTTGTTAAATCGTTGATTTTGATTTAAATGTCTGATTGCCAATAAAATATGTAATTATTTTTTGGAAAATTGGAATTGTTTTATTTATCTTTGTTGTGTTGAATTTAAAACATATAGTTAATAATAAAACAATGAAACATGGAACAGAAATTTGAATTTAAGGGGAATTTAGTCAGGCTGAAGACAGATGAAAATGAGCAATATTGGTTTGCTGGTATTGATGTATGTAATATTTTAGGATATGCAGATTCCTATCAAAAAATTAAAAGTTTGGATGAAGATGAATATAGGCTTGACCGTATTATAGACGGTCAAGGTAAGCAAAAAGAGACCTTGACCGTGAATGAATTTGGTTTGTATTCTTTAATCTTAACAAGTACTAAACCAGAAGCGAGAGAATTTAAACGTTGGATAACACATGAAGTATTACCGGCAATACGTAAGGCGGGACGTTACACGACGGATCAAGAACGGGATAGAGAGGAAGCGATATTAAAAATGACGGGTAAACTTCGATCTCTAACTGTTGAAAAAGAAGAACTTCAACGAAAACTAAACGAAAAGCGAAAGATTATTGAGAAAACATCGATTCAGTTGATGCAACTATTAGAATCTGACTTCCGGCAATTTAAACTACCATTTGCAGATTAATAGATTAATGATAAAGCGGGATTTTTCCCGCTTTTTTTTGTTTTCTCGGGAATTGTTTCCATCTTTGTGACGTTCAAACTATTCAAGAAGGTGGGAGATAGACCGCCCTCAATCCGTGGAGCGGATTTTTTATATCTATCAGAAAAGTGAATATTGAGATATAGGCGTGTACCCCCGTCTATATGCTATAATGGCATATAGGACCCTTCTTGAGAGTTTGAACAACGGGAAAGACACGCCGTTTTTCGTGCCTAAAATGTTCAAAAATCAAGAATTATGAGTAAGAAAATCAAGACTTCTAAAGTCGCAAGTTTGTCAAATGAGATTCAAATGGACAAACAATTTGTGGAGAACCTTATGCGTCGGATCGCACGGATACGGTTGGAATTGAAAAATCATTTTGAAAAGGGTAAAACGACAAGCGAGAGCGAGATTTTGGATAACGAAGTTGCCTCGTGTGATAATTGGTTGTTTGAATCGTATTACGGCTTAAACGGTATTCATGCCACGTTGATAGAAATGGAGGTTCGGCATGGATAATGAATGTTTGGTAAGGTTGACAACCGTTCGGGAGTGGTGTTCTGATGGTAGGAATGATAATGAAATGTACACGATTATAACCTCTGATGGTTCGGGATGTGACGTGAATCTAAGTTATAATGAGATCGTGGCGATTCATGAGTTGACAGGGCGAGTGATCCGAGAACGAGAGAAAAAGGAGGTTCATCATGGCTGATTATTTGGTAACGTATAAATTTATCGGGTTGACTGGGGAGGAACTGGATAAATTGATTGATGAGATATTTGAAGAGATGGGGATTGTTCCGCTTCGGGTGGAAAAGGTGGAGGAATAGTTGTATATTAGCGGCAAGAATATTAAAACGGAGAGGTTATGGAAGGTGTATTATCTATCGTGCTGGTGGTGGGGGTGATTGCATCCTTGGTTTTTGCGGTGGTGATGGCTGTACGTTCCGGCCGGGGTGGAGAGGTGGACGAGGAAAAGATGGAGCGGCGATTCGAGATCGTGTGCGGGGTGATCGTGTTGGGAGTGATTGGTGCGGTAGCGTGGTGGTTGGAGTTGGGGGGAATCGTGTTGTTGTTGTTGGCCGTGTTGTTGCTGAAGGGGGGACTCGTGCAGGTGTTAATGAGGATGTGGTGGTTGTTGATCGTGTTGGGGGTTGTGGGGCTGTTGATCGCACTGGTTTAAGTGAAAATAATAATTAGAATTTGCATGAGCGGGGAGTGATCCCCGCTTTTTTTGTCCTTTAGTTACAGGTGTTTCTCTTGTAACTTGCTTTCATGGATAGAATTGTAGAACAAAAATTTGTCGAGAAGGTTCTTCAACATCAAGGTAATAGGCTGTTGAAAAATCAAGGACGTGCGCTTTACGTGAAAGCTCGTTTCCGGTCCGGGAGATTGGAAAAGGCACGTTCTGTTTCCGTGTCGGGAGGTGATGATTTGAGTGGAGAGTTGGTATTTAGACACGTGGATTATGAACGTTTCCTAGATATGAAACGAGTGATTCAAATGAAGAATGGTAGAACTCGCCGAAGGACTGGATATAAAATTCATAATCGGTTTGTTTACGGGCATTTCTTGGCGATCGCTAAACAGTTAAGCGTCGGTTTTACGGAGAGCGTGAGAGATAAAATTAGGGCAGAACTAAAGGCAGAATAATGGGTAAAAAGATTGTTGACGAGGATATGCGCCTGAACATTAAGATTAATGGGAACGAGGCGAAAAATGAACTTTTCGAGTTGGAAGAGAAGGTTCGTGATCTGAGGGCTGAGAATGATAAACTGGAAAAGTCCATTGATAAATACGGGAAGCAGATCGAGCGAAACGAGAAACAGGTGGCGAAATACACCAAAACGTTAGAAAAGGAGAGAGAAAACGTGGAAAGGCAGGAGAAAGCATATGCTTCGGCTCGTTCCAGCATGACGGTCATGTATGCTACCTATAAAAAATTAGATCAAGCGGGAAAAGAATCCAAGTATGGGCAACGATTACTTGAGGATATTCGAAAGCAGGAAGAGATTATTCGTAGAAGTGGAGAGGCCGGGAAAAAGTCCGTGTTAGCCGTGGAAAATTTGGAAAAGAGTTTGAAGAAGCTGGAAGCGGAAAACACGAAATTGATTAAAAGACGCGAGGAGGATACCGCGACACTGAAAAGGAACAAGGTAGAATTAGAGGCAAATAGCGGGAAGGTAGAGAAGTTGCGTAAGAATTTGGATATAACAACATTGACTATCGAGGAGCTGAACCGGGAGATTGCGAGGACTAGCACGTTGTTCCGGCAGACTGATCCGAATGATCCCAAGTGGAAGGAATATCAAAAAACTTTGGTTTCACTGCGAAAAAGACATAGTGAACTGAGTGCCCAAGCCCAAGCGACTCACGGTTTTTTGTGTCGTGTCGCTGATGGTGTAAATAAATATTGGAATCTGGTGGTATCTGGAATGGCTTCGTTTACCGGAATTATCTTCGGGATCAAATCGGCGATAAACAAGTATGTTGAATTTACGGACGTTATCGCTGATGTGCAGAAAACAACGAATTTGGCAAAAGAGGAGGTGATCGAGTTGAACGAGGAATTAAAGAAGTATGACACGCGTTCGGCACAGGATGAATTAATGGGGTTAGCCCGGATCGGGGGAAAATTAGGTATAGAGGGAAGGGATAATATTCTGGGTTTTGTTCGGGCGGCAGATAAGATCAACGTGGCACTGAAGGAAGATTTGGGAGGGGACACCGAGGAAGCGATCCGGCAAGTGGGGAAGATCGTGGATATTTTCAAGGTGAATGATCAGTTCGGGATAGAGGCGGGAATGTTGAAAGTTGGTTCCGTTATTAACGAGTTGGGGATGGCTAGTACGGCCAACGAGGGATATATTGTTGAATTCACGAAACGGGTGGCGGGAATTGCTCCTATCACGAACGTACAGGTTCCGGCCGTGATGGGATTGGCGGCAACATTAGATAAATTCGGTCAGACCTCGGAGGTGTCTAGTACCGTTTATTCGCAAGTGATGACGCAAATGTTTAAGAAAACAGGAACGTACGCGAAAATTGCGGGAATGGAAATAAAGGAGTTTTCCGGGTTGTTACATAGAGACGCGAATGAGGCCTTTTTGCGTGTCATGGAGGGATTGAGAGGTAACGAGGGAGAGATTGAAAAAATGATCGCCAGTATGGGGGATATGGGGATGGAAGGGAAACGGGCTGTTGGTGTGTTGGGGGTTTTGGCTAATAATACAGAGGTTTTGCGTGCGCAACAAAGATTGGCGAACGAGGCTTTTGACGAGGGTATTTCTTTGACAAACGAGTTCGAGGTTAAAAATAGTAACTTGGCGGCACAAAGGGCGAAAGCCAAAAAGGATTTGGACGAGAGGATCAAGCAACTGGGAGAAAAGTTGTATCCCTTGATGACTCACGGTATGAGTTTGATGAGATTAACCGTGAGTACCTTAGAATTGTTGGTCGATTTGATCACGAAACATGGAGGAAAAATATTGTGGTTGACGGGGGTTCTCGGTACCTATTGGACGGTACAAAAGGGTGTTGTTGCCTGGAGGAGGATTGAAGAGACGTTAATCACGAAGGCTATCGCTTTGGGAATGGCCGAGGCGAACGGGGTGAAAGTTATGACGGCGGCAAAGGTGGTGTTTGTGGGGGCGGTGAAAAAGGCCACGGTGGCGATGAAGGCATTTTTGCTCTCTTTGGTAACGAATCCTGTCGGAATAATCACGTTATCAATATTGAGTTTAGGTACCGCTTTTTACAAGGCTTATCAAATTATTGATGAAACGACCGGGGGGATTCGTCGTTCGTTGAAACGAGTGCAAGAGGCGCAACGTGAATTTGCTCGGGAGTCGACGATGGAGCAAATGGCTATTGATAGGTTGTTTGGAAAGCTGGATGCGCTAACGAAGGGTACGAGCGAGTATCAGAAGGTGAAGGATGAGATATTGAGCAAGTACGGGCAGTATTTGAATGGATTGAGTGCAGAAATTCAAGCGTTGGATGACGTGAAAGGGGCTTACGAGGCTATATCAACGGCCGCTAAACAGGCAGCGAGGGATAGGGCAATTGATACCGCAACCACGAAAGCAACGGAGGCTTACGTGGAGGTAGAAGTTGAAAACTTAGAAAAAATCCGGGAGGCATTGCAAAAGGCTTTTGATCCACGAGAGGCCGCGAAATATTTCGAACAGATTAAGGCCGCGATGCAGGAAGGGGGAACGATCCCGGAAGATTTGCAACAGTTGATAGATGAAACGTTCACGACAGAACACGTGTTGTTCATGGATAAGTTTACATCACATATATACAAGACAAACCCGGTTCAAGAAGCGATAAATGCTATTCGTGCTGGAAAAACAACTTTACAAAGGGAAATTGATTCCGTGAACGAGTTACTTGCAAATGTTGGTGGTCGTAAAAATAATGTCGATCCTTTAGGGCTTGAAAGTGATATGGAGGTTATTGATTACGTTTCGCCAAAGGGTGGTAATACGAGTTCTATTGAAAATCAGATGATCGCTTTAAAAGATAGATATGCTCAAAGGTTGATCATGCAAGAAGAATATGAAAATAAACTTGACGCGTTGGAATTGGCTCATCTTGAATATCGTTTGAAAAACGAGGATATGAACGAGGAGAAGCGAGTTGAGTTAAGACAGAAGATAGCCGATAAAAAATTGGAGATTGCCGAGAAAGCGAGGAGGAAAGAGGAACGTGTGGATGCGATCATCGAGGCTAAAAGTGATCCGGTTTTGAAGGAGGAAAACGCTTACCGGAAAAGGTTGGAGCAGGCCGGGTTGTTCGGGAAAAAACGGGAAGATTTGACGGAAAAACAATTGCAGGCGTTGGAAATCTTGGAACGAGAGCATGAGGCTAACAAGGATAAAATTTTGAAGGATGCCCGGAAAAAACAAACGGAGGAGTACATGAAGGGAATAGATGAACGGATCAAGAACCTTCAACTGGGGCAGAGCATGGAGGTCATGGAGTTACAAATGGCTCAAAGTGCAGAATTGGAAGGTTTTTCCGGGTCATTATTTCAACGTCAGGAACTTTTAAAGGAGCATCAACGTCAAGAATTAGCGTTGTCGGAAACTCATGCAGGGGAGATGATTGCTTTACTCGGGGAGATATTTGGAGAGATCGAGGGCAAAGAAGGTGGTTCGGGAGAAATGGTGTTGACCGAGCAACAGAAAAATGAGTTGAAGAAACGATTGGCCGAGGTTGGTTTGTCTCTCTCGAAATTGAAAATATCACGGGAGGAACTGGATAAGAAGAAACAGACAGATTTTGATGTTCTAGGTATGAACGCTTCGAAATGGGAAGAGTTCTTCAATAATTTGAGACAGGGGAAAGCGGGAATCGAGGAAATCGAATTTGCCGTGGGAGCGTTGGGAAATGCCTGGTCTGCCTACACGAAATTACGAGCTGCGCAGACGCAAAAGGAACTTAAACAATACGAGCAAAAAACGAAGAAAGAGAAAGCCGAGTTGGATAAACAACTGGATTCCGGACAGATTTCGCAGGAACAATATAACGCGCGGGTATCGCAGTTGGATGCGGATTTGGACGCGAAAAAAGAGAAGTTGGAGAAAGAGCAACGTGAAAGGGAGAGAACGCAGGCAATATTCTCGACAACGGTAAGTACGGCCGTGGCTGTGGCGAAAGCTTGGGAGTTGGGGCCGATCCTTGGCCCGATTCTGGCAGCCTTGGCCGCCGCTATGGGTGTCGTGCAGATTGCAACGATTAAGGCGGCGCAGTACGCGACGGGAAAGTATCCAGTGATCGGGGAGGATGATGGACGAAGATATGAAGCTAATTACGTGGGGAATCGTATCCAAACCGGGGTATATGATCAACCGACGTTAGGATTGTTCTCGGAGAAGGAGCCAGAAATGGTGGTAGATGGTAACACGACTCGGAAATTGATATTAAATTATCCACGGGTGTACAGGAGTATTATTGATATATCACGGGGACGAGTTCCCCAGTTTGCCGGGGGACGCTACCCGACAGATAGTTCTACGATTTCATCGGGAGCTTTTGATGTGGGAGGCAGTGATCCGGCGATGAACCGATTATTGGAGAAGAATATCGAGATGATGAATCGGTTGATGAACATGGAGTTCTCGATCCCGATGTACGGGAATAACGGTTTGGTTAAGAAGATAAAAAAGGCACAGGATTATGAACGAGGCACTAAAACTGGAAGAGGATGAGCTTGCAAGTAAAAATTAATTCAAAAGCGGTACGGTTGCCGGAAGGTTTTGAACTGGCGATTAATTTGAAAAATAACTTACTGGATGGAGATCGTGAAGATGCGACATACCCGATGGAAGTTAATTTGGCATCGAATAGACAGGTTTTCGGGTTCGTGGATCGTACCCACACGGATATGACGGAAAAGTTACAGGCAGGAGTGAGTTTTGGTCCGTATCAGTTATTGAACGGGCAATGCGTGTTGACAGATGTCGGGGAGGGCAACGTGGAGTTTTACATTTCAACAGAGAAAAACTCTTTTTGGGGGAAAGCGAGGGATAGGATGCTGGATGAGTCATGTTGGGGGCAATTCACGTACAGTCCGGGTAATAGAACGAATACATTGGAACAATTTTACAAGAGTTTGAAAGAACGGATGGATTACGTGGTGTGCCCTGTTCGAGATTCATATATAAAGAATTCGTTGGATACGGAAGTGGATTTTTATAATTACTTGGAACCGGGAGAGGAATATTTTAGTTCGAGTTACCAGATAAAGCCGATCTATTTTACTCCTTTTTTGAGGGTGATAGTGGTTGTAAAAAGGGTTTTGGAGGGTATGGGATACACGATAGGAGTGGATGAATTTTCCAGTGATGAAAATTTGAAAGATTTGTTGATTATCTGTCGAAGGAACCCGATAGACGTGAACCGGGGATCGGAGGTTGCGGATAAATATCGATACGGGGAACATTTACCACGTATTTCTGTTTATGATTTCTTACGTGAGATTGAGAATAAATTCGGGTATAATTTTATCGTGGATGAAACCACGAAGAATGTAGATATTCGTCGGTTAAATCTTTCGTTGGAAAAAGAGGTGAAGGTGCTGGATGGAGTGGCCAAACACTTCCTTTCAGATGAAGATAGAGTAACGGGAATTATTTACAAGGATGTTCGTAGTAATGACGAATTGGTGAAGTCGCTCGAATATTTCCTAAGTTATGTTTTTGGAGAGGAAGAAGATGCGGAAACGGTGGAATGTATTTCAACGATCGTGGGGGTTGCATCGGACGTGAAGACATTCGTGAGGCCGAATGTTAAACCTGATTACAAGTATGAATATCGTTTTGCGGCATTTCAAGAGGAGTTTTCGGATGAATATGAACGCGTGGAGCTGGTTTCGAAAGAATTGCGATTTTCTATTTACCGGGGTATGATCAAGTCGGTACCAGTGGATGGATCGGGAAGGTCTTACGAGTTTTATTATCCCGTGGCAAGCCCTATCGCCGAGTCCGATGAGAATGGAACATTCTCGCTATTGTGGAATGGGGTTGATGACGGCCTAAGCGAGTACGTGAAAGAACGAGCATTGTTATTAATCGGGGCGGAACAATATCACGAATTTTACGTTTGTCCTGATATTAAAAATTTAGACAACTTGCAAGATTTTTTTTCATGTGTTCTGGTCATCCGGAATAGGAGATATATGTGTTACGAACAGGAAATAGTGTTGAATGGGAACTCTATTGTTTCGCATCTAGTACGTTGTTATCCTCTTTAAATTGTCCTTTGTAAAATCGGGGTGTTGAGTAGTTTAGAGGTAAAATTAAAGCGATGAAAATAATTCAACAACCTGATATTTTAAGTTTTGCCGGGAACGTGAATGATTTCGTGATAGAAGATGTTGCGAAGTCTCTCGTGTTTAAATTGAGCGTGGATGGAATGGTAATCGTGGATGAAGTTTACGTGGCGGAAGGGGGTGAGGTGCGAGTATCGATGAAAGATATTGTGGATTGTTTTTTATCAATATCGATTCCACGGGCTGATTCAGATTATATTATTCAATCTTTAGCGGTAAAAAAATTCAAGGCCGAGATCGAGGATTCCGTGATAGAGTTTACCGTGGTGAAGGGGGGAATATCGAACGCTGCAGAAAGTTCCGCGGTATTTTTAAAAACGCAATGGCTAACTTTACAACCTCAGGAGAAAAGAATCTTGGTGCATCAACCGGAATACTTGTCGTACTATGCCGGAGAGACTTGTGCGATAAAAATGATTGCGTATTTTGCGGATGGAACAGAGGATAAAACTTTGTTATCCTTGGAAGCGGGAAAATTATACACGGTAGATGTTTCTTACTTGAAAATATCGAGCAAATTTGAACGGGCAGTAGGATGTTATGATGTTTGGGTTGAGAATGAGGCAGGACAACGGTTGACATATATACAACGTTATATATTGAGTGCTTCAAATTCGGCGGCGAACGTGTACTTGTTTGAAAATACTTTAGGTGGGATGGATTCTGTTGTTTTTTCCGGAGACTTCACGGAAAAGATTCAGACGGAAGGAACGATAACAACGGTATTGGAGGAATCAAGTGATAGTGATATTGATTTAAATTTTTCCTGCGAGCAAAACACGGGATTCATACCTTCGATTGATTATGCTAGATGGTTGCGAGGTTTCTTTGTGTCAAAACAACGTTATCATGTTTCCGGGGCTTTGAGGCGAATATATTTACGAGAATCGGAAAATGGATTTACTATAAATTCGTTGAACGATTTCACGTTTGAATTTTTTTATTCAAAGCAGACAAAATATGATGTTGTTACTCGTAACAGGGATAAATTGACTTATCTATTAGAGTTCCCGGAGGTGGACTCTATCCCTTTTCTCGCCCCGCGATTGGCTGAGTTTCCGATCGCGGTTGTTGCGGATGATTTAATGCTCCCGGTTCAGTACACGTTTGAAAACGCTTGGCGTAGAATTTCGGTTGCAGCAATTACCCGTGTGGCCTCGGACGAGGCTGTTGATAAGATCGATTTATCATCGTATTGGAAAAAGACGGAGTTAGTACGAGAAGGATTATATTTGAAATTCTTGGATAAGTATATCCGGGCAAAATTTGCGGATGATAGTGAGTTGTGGGACGGGAAGACTTTTCCTGATTGGTTTGATCAAGCCCTTCGAACAACGGATTCCCCGGAATTTGTAGCCCTTCTGGCGAGTTACTTGAAATCGAAAGATTTCGCCTCCGGTTTAACTGGTTATAAAGTTGGCGTGGACACGGAGGTAGAGACTTTGAAAGTGCGGAAACGGTTCTGGGCGGAGGAATACATCTTGAATCAAATCTCCTTGATCGGTGATGAATTTATACTAACGGAGGGCGGTCAAGTTGACGAGGTAGAACCGTTGGAAGGTGGTTTATACAGGGTCACGCTAAGCGAGAACTCCGTGAGGACCGGGCAGTTAAAAGCGGGAGACATCTGCGTGACGGATTTCAAGATCGAGACGGGCTTTCACCGGATTTACTTCGAGATTACCAAGGTCGGGGATGATAACACGATCGAGGTGTACCCGAAAGACCCGGCTTATCCCCCTCAACCTCTAATGACGTTCAAGCGGGTCGGTAACTTCACGGACGAGACAAGGCAGAATAGCATCCGGTTATCCTCTCATGATCAAATCATAGAGATGCTTTCAGGTGTCAATTCTTACGACGTGACGTGGAAGAACCGGGATATACTTATCGGCAAGATAAAAGACCTTATCCCGGAAATCAAGGGGTTGCCGGAGAGGGCGAGGGAGAAGGCGACATTCTTCGGTCAAAACATGGTCTTGCTGGGGAACGTCTTTCAAGTGAGTGCTGACGGGGTGACACAAGAGAGAGTTCCCTGTTACAAGGGGCTGTGGACGATCGAGAAGGCCCCTTTCTTTTATTACGATCAAGTGACGGACGGGTATTGTCGTTACACGTGCGTTTATGAAGGCGAGGAAGGGACGATGGAGGCTCCCCGGTTCGATTCTGACGCGTGGCAGGTTGCAGACGGCGACACGACGTTAAACATGAAGATGTACAGCAGTACCGGGTCGTGGGAGTTCTGGGACAGGCTGGATATACTTTTCGATGTCTCGGTGGAAGTGTTCGCCGGGAGCAAGCCGATCAACGACCTCGTGAACGAGTGGGAGTGGTGGATCGAGACGGGGAACGAGGAGTTCGACACGGCTTGGAAATCGTTGCACGGTTCCAAAACGGACACGCAACACGTTGACGGTTCCACCTTCCCAACCAGCATGCAGGCGGGAGTTCCCGTGAAGCTGTGGTGCAGGGCGAGAATTTACAATAACGGGAAAACGAACACGAGTGAAGGATATTTAAATTTATAATAACATGGCAAGAGCTTTAGCAAAAACACGAAAGAGATACACGCCTCTCGACCTCGCTTATTCATCGAGCGTTTCCGGGGCGTTGAACCAGAATTACGACGCTAGTTACCAGACGTACGATCCGGACAGGGGTCTAGTACCGTTAGAAATCCTTTTCACGGTGAGGGCCACCGACCCGAAAAAGGTGATCAACCCCGGTGTCATCAACAGTAAACTGACGGATGTCAAGTGGTACGAGAACGTGGTGGACGAGGCGCATAACATCACCGACAGCAACACGGCTTACGTGATAGACCGTAACGGGAACACGGATAGCCGGGGCAAGATCACGGTAAAGAAGAACACCCCGCTAGAGGGCGTCGTTTTGATCTTCACGGCCAAGTATACCGACCCCCGGAACGGGAAGGTGATCAACGTCAACGAGACCATTTCCCTCGGCGTGACGGTATCGACGGACGAGCCGTTACGGGTGAAGGTTGATTACCCTTACGGTCAG